AACTCGGTTAAATTGGTCGTGCCATTTTTTTACCTTTGATTCGTCTGGATTGCGGAGCTGTTTTTCAGCATGCGGGCCATGCCAGTGTATTCCGTTTTTTAATGAACAGTCGTATCCGATAAGCGCGATGGATTTAAACCCTTTCCAGATACCAAACTGAATGGCCCGCATACCGGAATTGTACGGGCCTGCCGCAATGTGATAATTAATTTTGAATGTGTTTGCTGCTTTATCAGAACATGTCCATTTTTCTGCCAGAATATCAATTTCGTCGTAGTTGATCGCCCACCATTTCGAGTCGCCGGCATATACGTAATTACAGAACCTTGCCATCTTCCATGAATCATTTACAGCGACGGTTTTAATGCCTGATAGCCTCACCAATTTACAATCCGCGGCAGTAAGGCTCGGCCCTGATGCTATGCAGAAAAGGTCGATCATTGTTATTTTCCAATATCAGGGAAATACCCGATCGAATCCATTTTTAAAGTTGTTCCAACCCAAAATATTTTATCAAACAGAAACGGAATAGGGTAACCGGCATCCAATGTACTGTCAATATAAATATCATAATACACAGTAGTATCGGTATTGTGCGTCGGGTGGACTCTTAATACTCCAGATGCACTTCCACGGGCAACCCACACACCCTTACATATTGCTCTATTCCCATTGTAGTACGTCGGCCTCCATGAGCTGTCGGTATTATAAAACAGGCTGTCGGCCGTTGAGTACCCTTTGTCGATAAGCCGATAAAAGCATCCTGGCTGAATTGTGTTTCTGATGTCCTGAGACTCGGCAATACCGAGAACCAGTACCAGCACAAGAACTCCGAACAAAATACCAATTATTTTTTTCATGCCACCACCATCCTATAGAAAATTGTCCCTAAGTATCGAACTGTTTAAAAGATTCGTAACGGTTGGGGACTCTTTTGAAATTGTTCCGATTATTTGTCCCTCCCTGTTTGCGTATAAGTCGCCGCATATAAGCTTTATTGCTGATTTTATTTTGTTAGGTATGCTCGCCGTGGTAGCCCATCCGCACACGAACTGTATTTCGATAGGGTTAGACGGATATGCGGTAAACGATGGCCAGGATATTGCGTAAGGCAAAATAATTCTTCCACACTGATCATCGTTTAATTCAACGATATAATCAGTATTTGCAGTCATTGTTGTTGAAGTACCGCCAGAATCCTTATATTTTAAATGCGTAACGCTTTGTAAATTACCGAAAGGGACTTTAATGTAGTTGGTGCACGGAAAGCAATCAATTAAATATTTCCACGTCTGAGTAAACAGCTTTCTTGACGTAATGTCTTCAACGGCATCTGTGCCCGCTGATATAATACACTCAAGCTCTGTGCCAGTGTCGGAGTCAAGTTCTACTTCACCGTCAGAGTCAAAGCCATCATAATCAATCCTCAGGTGAGTACAAAGTTCCAATAGTGACACTGGATAGTCGATCGGTGGAGTTACTAATATTAATTGCATTTCCGTGTATCAGTGTTAATTATGATCGGCTCTGAAACACTTTGACGTAATCAATGTACAGCGTTCCAGTTCCAGTGTTCGCCGAAGATACTGCCTTGCTCAGGTTGAAATAAGGCTGAACCTTTGCTTCAGCAGCACTCAACGTTGTTGACATATCAGACGTTCCTACAAGGGTATCATCAACGTAAAACTTCACCGCAGAAATCGTGGTACAGTCAATGCGATAAACATGATACGTGTCGGCAACAAGAACGGTACTCGCATCATTATCGTCGTCGTCGGTATTGCCGTTGTCTGTTTCCCAAAGGAGGGCTGTTTGCGCTGAACTCTCAACCCTGAACCATGCATTTGTTGCAACACTGTCCAGCGTCGTATTGTGCGCACTGGCGAGCCCGAATACCGCCTGTACAGTTTCGGTTCCTGTTGTCGGAAGAACGTGAAAGGTGAGCCGCGCCTCGAAAATCAGGCCCTGAAGCATACTCAGACAAAGATTGTCAGAGAAATGAAGCGCGGCAACTTCTGCGTTGTTATCTGCATCGAGCGTTAGCTGAAGAATCCCGTTTACCTCGTCATCGACAAGTCCGATTGCTGCGTTAAGATTCGTTTCGGTCGTCCCCCAGAACGTCGTATTGTACGCCTCTCCGAGAAAATCGTCTTCTTTTACAATCGGGTACATTGGGAGAATGGTTTCCCCGTTGCTTTTGTCGTAAAAAACTTGTCGGCCATGCGCGAATTTTGAATAATTACATCCTACTGCTCCCATACTAAACCCCTTTCACTCTTTCGAGCACTGACTTTTCATCAGCGAAAATTGTTTTTATTCACCTTCGGCCTTTTTGGCGGCCTTCTGTTTTTTGTCGCCTTCTTTTACAACAACAGCGTCCGCCATTTCCTGTCGGACTATCTCGCGGATCTGCTTTATTTCATCGGCTTTTAATTTTCTCATTTTCTCCTCTTTCAAAATAGGGGGAGGGACTACGTATCCCGCCCCCCGACATATGTTACTTCAGCGCCGTTACCGACCGGTTGCCAGTATAACGCGGTTCGAGAATTGCGACGCAATGGCAAATGCCTGACGTTCCAGCAGCCACCGTAACGGTAAGCCATGGGCTGCTTGCAGCCATTGCCGAAGCGTTGATTTCGACAACTGCCACGAGATTACTTGCCGCTGTTATTGAGGCAGCAGATGCATGGGCGGTCCATGCGGTAAGAACGTCGCACGATGCTGTGCTTCCTGCAACGGCAGTTCCGATAGCGGCGCCACCCTTTGCGTACTGCAAAGGAACCGCCGTTGTTTTCGCCCCTTCGGTTGCGCCGCACGTCGGGGTGATAGTGATATCGGTTGTCACAGTTCCGAACGTGAAAATGAGTGTTGCGCGGTGAAAGTTCGCCATGTTGATACTGTCGCAATCAACGCCAGTGCTCACGTTGGCACTGTTGAGAATCGGAACTATTTTCAGGGTTTCCGAGAACATTTTTAACTCTCCTTTTATTTTTGTTTGTAAAACTCCGGGGATTCCTCCCCAGAGAGCTAATTACGCCCTTGCATCAAGGGTGATGAAATGTGAAAGGGTATTGCTCCCCTTGTGCGGCGTGAGCGGCGTTGCTCTCCACGGCTGCCCGTCAAGACGAAGTACGAACCTAAGCACGGTTTCGTCATTGACAAATTTCACGTGAATCGAAACATCACTCTGCATACCACCCTTTTCCGCGATGATATATCCGTCCTTGAAGTTGCCAAGGATGATATCGCCCTTGTCTCCGAGTGTTGAGCCCTGTTCGATGGCATACGCAGGTCTGCCGAGAATGGTATTGTACGGCGCATTGTTAAGCCCACCCGCAGGCATAAACACGGGAAATCCAGCGGTACCGGCTGATATCGTCATCGTAAACAACTGCGGCTCGATATCCTGATTGTAGTACCACGCATAGTTTGCCGTCTGCGCCGCAAACCGGCGCGAATACATTTTGATGATGTTTTCTGCAAGAATTGTATCGGCGCCCTGGCCGGTTTCCTTTGCAACAGATACAAGACTCCCGGCATTCATGATACCGAGCATGTTGTTCGCCCCGGTTCCGTTGATCAAGTCGCCCTGCACTTTGAAATCGAAAGCCGATCCGAACGCATTTGAAATTCTTGACTCCATTGCGGTAACATCCATACGCAGTTCGTCGGTAAGATAGACCAATCCGATGTACTTTTTCAACTTCAGCTCAACCTGTCGGAACTTCGGTTTCGAAGCCGTCTTTTCGTCGGCTTCATCATTGTTGTAAATAGTTATCCCGCCGAACGTGTTTGACGCTCGGCTTGTCTCGTCATAGCCATTAATGGTGATTGAGTTCGAGTTCGCAGAGATCGGCATCTTTTCGCACTTTCCGAGTATCAGGCTGTTCTCAAAAAGGTTTTCGGTCAGCTTGTCGGCGTAGTCCTTCTGCAGCAAATATCCTCCATCGCTCGGCACCGTTTCACTGAGTCCGGTCGCTGCATTGTACAGCCTCGGATCAAATACCCCTCCGGACCTGCTCGCAGTTATCATGGCGGCGATATTTTCTCCCATGCTGTTAAATTTGTCTTTTGACCTGCTGTCGCGCACGATGTCCACCCGTTCAGCTTTCGGAACGGTAACCGCTTCTCCCGGGGCGTTCAACCTTGCGGTAATACGCTCTTCACGCTCACGAACACTGACTTCGCGTTCTATCTCTTCTACCTTGTCTAAAAGTTCGGTTTTGATGTTTTTTTCCGATTCGTTGAGACCACGATTTTCGAGGGTCGCCTTCGCATCGATGTCGG